GGTCTTATCCTTTTTTTCCGACACTCATGGTGTCGGTCTCAGCCGTCCACAAGTCCATTAAATCGGTCGCAACCTCAATAATTGCGGTCGGAGAGTTGAAAGAATCAAGCCAGTCTTCAATGTTCGTCCCGGTTGAGATCGAACCGCCCTGAAGAGCCGTGCAGTATGCAAGGTTTTCAAAAACGTCGATTCCAACAAGATCACCTGTCGGTGTGACGGCTCTCTGAATATCAGAGAACACATCACTCTTGAACAGGCTTCTGTACACCCTCGGAGTCGAGCCGGTTGCTTTCAGCTTGTATTCTTTGCCGTCTATCGTTACGACTTTTTCCATATCAGGTCGCAGACGGCTTTACAACCGCAGAGAAGAAATTCTCATAGGCAGTCGCACCCTGTTCGGCTTTAGCTTTGACAACTGGCTTCTGCACACCGCCGACCGTCATCATCTTTGCAATAGCTGTAAGACTGAGCGTTTCCGTGGTCGGCTCAATAGTCTGCTCGGTTGTCTGGCTGGCAAGAGTCGGTCTGGTTGCCTTGCAGTTGTAGAGGACATGGCGAACAGCGTGAACGTCACCCTCAAACTGGAACATGAAAGCAAACGCTTTCGGCTTCGCATCTCCAAGCTCATACTGAAGTCCAGAGGCTTGCTCCTTAACTTCTCCCATGACATCGGTCATGAAAGAATCAGGGATCAGCGCGATTTCCAGATCGCCGGAATAACCGTTGTTGGAAATGCTGACATAATAATCCATGTTGTCAGCACGGAAGTTGTTGGTCTCGCCTTCCTGATCGAGCGACAGGTTCACAGCACCGGGGATAGCAACAGGAGTCCCATAGGTGTCTTGCTCTTCATCAAGCACCGCATAGTAGCAGTTGGAAAGACCATACTTGACTTTATTAGGCATTGTCATTCTCCTTTGTTATTACTACATCTGCCTCGAACGTAATCATATACATTCGCTCAGATTCAAGATAGGTTTCTTGCTTCGAGTAGACCAACCCGTTTGCGTTAAGCACATCCTCGACAGTCTGCTCAAGCTCAAAGTCTTTTGTGTCGGTGTACAGTTCAACAGAAAGCATTCTGATCAACTGATAATTAGTGTTATCTGCAATGAGATCGTCACCGTGATCATACAGGAAGCAGATGAAAGGCGGTTCTTGTGGTGTATCGTTGTCAAACTGATTATAGGCATAAGGGATGCCAACACCTGAAAGCATGGTATTAACTTCTTTGTATGTCATTTGCTCACCTTCTGCCTGAATCTTTTCGGAAGTTCTTCTTTTGCCCAGTCATTAACAGGAGCAATGTGTGGATACTTTCCAGTTCTTCCGAACGTTCTCCCAGTTCCATTGCGAATAACGTGACCATTTTCGAGCAAGTGTGTCAACCTGTAGTGTTCCTCATTGTGAACAACTTTGGCGGTTGAAACTCTTGTTCTTCTTACAGCATCATTCACCCAGCTTCTTGCGTATGCTCCAGATGGATTGCCGCCCGGTGCGAAGTGATTAACCTGTCTCAACTTGTCTGTTGCTTCATCTGTGACCTCTTCGACTGATTCACTCACAGCATCGAAAACAGCATCGCCATATTCTTTCAGCAGTTCATTAACCGCCGCAGACAAATCGATCGGTTTAATCTTTTTAGCTCGTGCCATTTGTGCCGCCTTTACGCTCACAGTACAACTCGATATAATCCACATTTTCCGGATGATATACACGATAAACAGCATACCGTTTTTCTTTGTATTCGATCACGGTCTCATCGTTATAATCTCCCATGAACACATCGAAGCGGAATTGTGGATTCAAGCCGTTTCTGCCACCATCGAAAAACTCAGCTCTGGTAACGCTTCGAACTTTGCAAAAAATCTGTTTCTTTGTCTCTGTCGGTACTCTCACGCCGTAGTCGTTCACAGCGTAGGTTTCAGATACAAGCTTGATAACGTCATCCATCCGCTGCACCCATCTTCTGTGAGAACACCTTGTTATTCAGAGCATACCGAAGCATCCTCGGCATTCCTTCGCCGCTTTCACGCTTTCTCCAAGTCCAAGCCGCATACATGATAACGAGCTGATTGTCATCGTAGCAATCGCCGATTTCTACACCCTCACGAGCGATCTCTTTCTGTGCGTTGTAGAGGTACTGCATTAACCTGTTGTCGTATGCTTCAGTTGTAATGCCAAGATCAACTTTCAAACTCGGCAGAAGCACTTCCGCACAAGTCATAGCTTATTCCCCCTTTTTTCGCCTTGTCTTCTTCGGCTCTTCAGCAATCACAGGAACTCTCAAGCGGTTCTTTCCACTCATAAGTTCCGCAATACGTTTATTGGAGACAGCCAGCCCTTTTCGGGGATAGCTGTCTCCAACGTTGTAAAGGTGATCGCCGTCCTGCAAGTCGTAGAAGAACCGTGTCACCTTATAGCCCATGATCAAGTACCAGCGTTCGCAGTATCAGAAGCGAAAGTCATTGTGGCGGTCGGAGCAGTTCCGAGGATGCCGATCGCCACGAACGCTTCAGCGATAACAGGAAGACCATCATACCGGGCAGTTCCCTTCATGACGGTCTGATCCTGCAGGAAGCGGACATGCTCGGAAGTAGCGAACTGAGTGCCACGCCGCTCTGCCAGCAGATACAGGTCAAAGTAGCCGCCGATGATAACACCATCAGGGATGAAGTTCAGGACTTCAATCACGCCGCCGACAACAGGCATCGTTCCGCCAATGCCAGTGACGATTGCGCCGTTGGCATTGATGGTCATAAACTCAGCAATCAGGGTGGTGTAGGTGGTTTCGTTCATGACCCACACTTTTTCACCACGGCTGTACTTGCCTTTCGCCGCACCAGCCGCAAGGATGAACGCCTTCATCAGAGCCGCACCAGTGAGCGGATTCTGGGCAGTGCCAAGAGCCTTGACGTTGCTGGTATGCAGGTCAACCCAAGTGCGAGCAGTTGCAGGATAGCCAGTTGGAGCGGTTGTCTGAACCAGACGGGAAACGATGCCCTGAGGCATCTTCTGTGTGGTCTCTCCGTTGCGTCCGTACAGGATGGCCTTATCGAGCGCGAGGCCAATAGCCTGGCCGATTGCGGTCAGAAGCTCGCCGGCGAGATTCAGGTCGGAGTCTTCCAGGTTAGCGTTGCAAACCGCGAAATAACCGGCGACCTTATAGCAGTCGACCTCAGCATCGTTGAAACCGATGGAAAGCTCGTTCAGGTTGGCGCAGCACTCAGTCCACACGGCTTCAGGGACAGTCCCCATGATGACCATGCGACCTTCGCCGGAGATCGGGCGAACGTTGACATGACGGTACAGTTTGGAGTAGTTCTCGATATTCTCACGGAGCAGGCCGAGCATGACCTCCGGGATCGTCAGGCCGACATTGGTGATCGCTCTCTTCTCCTTGATGGCGGTGCGGATTTCGCCGAGGTAGTTCTTTACATCATCACGAGACACAAAAGCCTGAAGCTCCTGTGCGCTCATCTTCTCGAACATCTTGCAACGAGTCATAATGTTTTCTTCCTTTCTTTCTTCTTTTACCGCTTCAACCTGCGGCTCGGTATTCTGGGCGGCTTCCTCTGCCGCAAGGTCGTTTTCGAGATCGCCGATCATGCGCTCAAGGTTTCCCTTTTCCTCTTCATGTGCGGCTTTCTCTGTCTCAAATGCAGAGACCATCTCATCAAGCGCATTGCGCTCTTCGATGGTAGTCTCCTCATTGACTTCCTCAATGCCTTTTGCGAGGTCTGCTTCTCTCGTCTGGAAATCAGCATCCTTCGCTCTGAGAACATCAAGGGCTTTCTTGGTTTCATCGAGCTTCTTCTTCAGAAGCAGGGCTTTCAGAGCCATTGATCTTCCTCCTCATCTTCTCTTTCCATGCTTCAAGCTCACGCTTTCGCACAGTATCCTTTTCCTCGGTTCTCGCTGAGATATTCGTCTCAGAATATGCCGGGAACGTACACGCAGACACCTCAAACAGGTTGACATCGGTAATCGTCCAATGAATCGAGCCATCATCTTGGAAGTCGGTTTCCTCGTTGACGATCTCGAAGCCGAACGAACATTGGTCAACGTCTCCACGCTTCACACGCTCATACAGGTTCATTGCATCGGCATCTTTCGGATTGATGCTAATCTTTCCCCATAGACCATGCTCGTCCTCACGCAGTTCCAAAGTATGTGCCTTTGTTCTGCCAAGAACCAAAGTCGTGTCGTGGTTGGTCAACGCCCGAATATCACCGCCAAGTGTGCGGGAAAAAGCACCCGGCTTAACACTCTCTGTCATGCCCGGTGCGATTTCGTAAATTGAATTGAACACAGCAAAATATCCCTCGATTGTCGGGTTCTCATCGTCCCTTGCTGTGAACTGTGTTGCGATTGGTCGAACCTCTCGCCGTTGCATTCTATACATTGCTTTTCTCCTTCCTCTTTGGGCATCTGTCTGCGTTGTCGGTCAGCACCCACCAGCCTTTGCAGCTTTTGAAACGCTGATTGCCGCACCAGTTATTCAACGCCTTGCACCAGATTCTCATGCCGTCACGGTATTCTCCGTGCTTGCAGTTAATCTCAACTTTCATTCTGCACCAGCTTCTTTTGATTGCCGCTGTCTTCATACGGAATGTAGTTTTCCAGTATCTTGAACTCTTTGAGTCCGGCAGGTGAGAGGTGCATCCTGTCTCGCCACTCATCACCGCAGACAAAGCCACGGTCAGCACCAGCGAGGAGAATATCGGACGTTGACTTCAAGTCGTAATCCATCAGCGACCAATAGTTGAGATACAGATACCAC